TAAACGCCATACAGAAGGACCAAATGCGCACTCGCAAACCGGTTATCTTCGTACTGATTGGTATGTGCGCCGTGCTGGCCATGTGCCTGGTGGCGTACTTGTTTATTGACTCGCAAATCACGGCTCAAGGGCTTATCCGCAACGGACAGCCTACCGCCGTGGCGTGGTTTGTTATTGCCGTAGCTGCCACTGCGGTGATAGCCTCATCGGTCATCATCTCTATGGCCCTGCGAAAAAAAGTATGAAAAAAGGCCGTCCCACATGGGGCGGCCATGTCACAATATAAAGGAGGATACAATGAGCTGCGTTAAGTGCGGTGGAGTTTTGCCGGACGGTGCTCTGTTTTGCCCATCTTGCGGAAAGCGGCAATCCAAACAATCCCGCAGGGCCATCAAGAGGCCCAACGGATCCGGCACGGTCTATAAACTGCAAGGCCGAAGGAGCCGCCCGTGGGTGGCGGCAAAAAGTAGGGTGATTATAGGATATTACCCCACGCGCAAAGACGCGCTGGAGGCTCTGGAACGCTTGGCGGGGAAGGATTTGACAGAGCGGTATAACATGACCTTCAGGGAAGTATTTGAAGCATGGAAAGAGGAACATTATAAGGAAATAGGCCCCCGTGGGGTGGAGTCATATAACCGGGCTTTTGACGTGTTCCAGCCGCTCCACGATGCAAGATTCCGCAGTTTGCGGACAGCAGACTTTCAGTCGGTCATGGACAAATATGCGGATAAATCCCACAGCACATGCAGCAAGTACAAGCAGCTTGTTACGCAGATGTCCGCATGGGCAATCCGGGAAGAAATTGCAACAACAAACTTTGCAAAATTTATCCATCTGCCAGAAAACGTGAAAAAAGAAAAGGAAATTTTCTCCGACTCGGACATTGAAAAACTGGAGAAAAACGGAAGCGACACCGCGAAAATTATATTGATGCTGATTTACACGGGCATGAGAATCGGAGAGCTTTTCAATCTCCCGCTGGCCGACTATCACGAAACCTACGTCATCGGGGGAGAAAAGACCGCCGCCGGGCGCAACCGGGCCATCCCCATCAGGCCGGAGGGCCGGGCATACTTTGCATACTTTGCCGCCAGGGCGAAGGGTGCGCTTTTGCTGTCCGGCTATACCGGCCAGCAAATACCGGCAAATTTTCGCCGACGGGATTACTACCCGTTACTGGAAAAGCTCAAGATCGAGCGGAAAACTCCACATGCCACACGGCACACCTACGCCAGCTGGGCCAGAAGATCAGGCATGGCCACGGAGATCCTGCAAAAGATATTGGGCCACGCCGACTATTCCACAACGGCAAATATTTATGTCCACACAGACATTCCGGAACTGATTGCAGCTGTAGACACGGCTGATGTAAAATAGCGTGTTACTAACACGTTACTAACAAGAAAAAGCAGGCTATAGAATGGCAGAACTTTTTGGCGGCAAAAGCAAAGAAAAACTCCCGATTTCTTACGAAACCGGGAGTTTTTTGGTGCGCGGTACAGGACTCGAACCTGTGACCCCATGCACGTCAATTATAGCCTAATAGCAAGCATTCGGTATTGTGCGGCATTATGCGGGATTTAACAGCGGTATGCGGATATTTCGGCGTGGGGAGTTGTAAAATCCCGTTCTATCCCGCATCAGTTACTAACTGGTTACTAACAAATTACACCGCCGCAATTCCGTGGTAGTAGGTAGACAGCTTTTCTTTCGGGCCTTTCGCGTCCTTGTCAAACAGGAACGCCTTGGCCATATCCGCAAAGAACTCGGGCTTGTTTACGCCGTACTTTGCCGCCACGGAGCAGTAGTCTGAATACATCATATTCATGGCTACGTTCCAGTCATCCTCGGTGATGTGCGCAAACACGACACCGGCGTTGGCCGCGAGGGGGGTGGTCTGCTGAACAGTCCAATGCCCGCCGGTGGTGCCGTCATCATTTTCCATGTCGGCATTCCATGCTTTAGCATCCTCTTTGGAAAAATCAGCGGACTCGCACATACATTTACCGAGTTTATCGACCTGTTCCCAGCACTCCGCCATGCTACGGACGGCAGCAGCAGAGCGTTCGGACACAGGCAGTTCCATGTACGCAGACAGTTCCTTTTCCAGTTTTTGCTTGTATTCTTTCAGGTCGTCCTTCATGTTGCACCCCTTACAGCTTCTCGACGGTAACGGCCATGTTGTTTACAACTGCCGCAACGCCGCCCAAGGTCAGGGACAGAATAGAGCTTTCACACCCGCAGGCATTGCGGACGATGGCAGAAATGCCAATATTAACAGTGCCGTTTTCGGCGGCGGTCTGGGCCCCCGTCGCTCCGATAATCGGAACGCCGTCCTTTTGCGCGGTGATAGACACGGTGCCAGCCGCTGAGGGAGACAAGGTGCCGGAGACGTTGACGAGGTAATACCCCTGTCCGCACAGTGTAATGGCATTGCCGTCCTGCTTGATGTTGCAGCCGTACCGGCGGGTAGTATTCCCAACAGGGATGATGCCGTCAACCGGGACGGTTGCGCCGGTGGTGTTGGTGGTATAGATTGCAGATTTACTCATAGAATCATTCCTTTCTAATCGGGCTGATTTTTGTCCATTCAAAAATAGCGGGGCGACTAATGCCGCCCCGCATGCCTCGCCGGATAGGGCGTCACTTTATTCCGATTGCCGGAAATCAGATGTTGTTGCAGCCGCTATTGCAGCCGCAAAACGGAGAGGGGCCTGCATTGTAGGTGTATCCGTTGGGATAACGCACTACGCCGCACAGCTGGTCCCTAATAAACAGCTGATTGTTGGCCTGTTCCAGCTGGGCGATACGGCCCTCCAGCTGAGATTTCTCCAGGGCGGCAAACTTGGCGTCAATGTTGGCGTTGACGCTGTCAATAGCCCGCTGCGTGGTGCAGCAGCACTCAGCCATCTGAGCCTGAATGCTGTTGCCGGTCTGCATAATGGTCATGTTGGTGCCATTCTGCGCCAGCGCCATCTCCTTGCCCAGCTGCCCGATGTTGCCCTGCATCTCATAGCCGAGATTGCAGATGCCGTTGCCGATGTTGGTCAGCCGGTCATTCATCTGACCGAACTGCTGACCAAAGAGAATCTCCTGCTGAGACGCTGCCGTGGCATACTGGCCGAACTCGCCCTGACGGTCCCATCCGTTGTTCCCGAAACCAAACATGAAGAGAAACAGCACGACGATCAGGAACCACCCAGACCCCCAACCAGTTTCATCGTTTGAATTACGGGTAACAGCAGCGATGTCGCTCAGAGACATACTGTCCACGAAAATCATCCTTTCTAAAATTTATTACAAACCGTGTCGACCCGGCTTGTTGACAAACAAGAACAAAAACACTATAGTAGTAGTACACTACTTAACCGGGAGGGTATTATATGACTACATGGGCCATTGCCGTCGGATATTACGGAAAGTATGAGGTAAGCAGCGACGGTCGTATCCGAAACATCATTACCGGGAAAATACTGATCCCCAGCGTGTCCAAGACGGGATACCTGTTTGTAAAACTCGATAGGCCCGACCTACCAAGAAAAAACGCCTTTGTTCATCGCCTTGTTGCCGAAGCATTCATTCCAAATCCGCAAAACAAGTCGCAAGTAAATCACAAGGACGGAGACAAAACGAATAACCGGACAGAAAATTTGGAATGGGTCACCCCGGCGGAGAACGTTAGGCACTCATATTCCGTGCTGGGGAAAAAGCCTTCAATGGAAGGGAAAACCGGGGGGCTGAACCGAAACTCTATCCCTGTTTACCAATATGATTTGGACGGTAAGTTTGTAAAGAGTTGGGATGGGATTTCGGCTGCTGCTCGTGCGGTAGGATGCAATCCTTCACAAATCATCAACCAGATAGCCGGAAGAATTGTTACTTGCCACGGATTCCTATGGTCTTATGAAGAGGCTGAACATATTGATGACTCCCGTGTAAAACAGAGAAAAACTCATAAGCATTGGGGTTTATCGTAAAGCCCGGCTTATTTCAGAAATTGCATAAACTCCTTCGCCTTCTGCTGGAGCTGCTGAAACTGCTCTTGGCTCATCTTCCCGCTTTTGAGCATCTCCTCCACTTGTTCCTTCGCCCGCTGCGGGGTCATACCAGCCGCAAACTTGCGGAACTCCGCCAGCATTACAAGGGGGTTATTCGGACTTTTTGCGTTTTGCTGGAGCATCTGAATCATCGGATTTGGCATTTAACATTTCCTCCAATCTTTTCACGCGTTCTTCCAAACTGGTAACATCTACCTTCGCGGGGTCTTGATACGGAGCAATGCTGTATGGAGTAACAGTACAATACCCCGCCCCGTCGCTGACCTTGAGCCACACAATCGGGTCATTCTCGTCCAGGAGTAAGATGGAACTGTTGGGTGCCATGCGGAACGCGTCTGCCCCGTTTCTGCCGTTTACTCTGGTGATTTGGCACGCTTGCTGTGATGCTTGCCCGTATTGCCCCATGTATGGGGCACCGTATCCCTGCTGATATTGGTTGTTGAATCCGTACATCGCCAGCCCTCCTTTGCTTATATGGTACAAAAAAATCGCCCATTCAGATGGCCTGTAAAAGGTCTCTGAATGGGCGATCATGTCCAAGTGAGGTCTATTGATTTGTCAGCGCGTCAACAATTTTCGACAATGCCCTGCGGCGGTTTCTCTTGACGCTTTCCGGCGAGACGTGAAGCGCGTTGGAAACTTGGATATAAGACTTTCGGCGGATATCGCACAAAATAATGCACGATTCCTCATCTTCTGGCAAATCGAAAGATTGGACAAATTCCAAAGCTCTCTTAGGAGCCATGTTGGAAATGTAGTACCGAACGGCTTTGCGACTATTATCCATGGCAAAATAAAAGCCGTGGGCGTGCGGGCGCAATGCGCGGGCAGGGAGCGCGGCGTTACGTCACTCCCCGCCGTCCAGAATGTTTCTTACTTCTTCCCCTGTACGATGAACCCACTAAACCCGGCCGTTTTCAGGCGGTCCAGCATCTTATCGGCGTTGGCGCGGACGGCGAAGGCACCCACCTGGACCCGGTACAGGGTATCGCTCTGGGCAGGCTCGGCGGGCTTGGGAGTCTCTTGCTTGGCCGGGACGTATTTTACGCCCAGGTACTTGCACAGGCCCTTGGCGATGGCCTCACCGATGGCCGTGGTGTGCTCCACGATCCACTTGGCGCCCTCGGCGGTGTCGTGGAACTCGCACTCGCAGTACACCGACGGCGCATTAGGTACACGCACCTCGTAGTAACTGGCCTTCTGGATGTTTTCGGAGGTGCCTGGGGACAGCGGGGCCAGCTCCGCGAACACCGCCTTGCAGGCGTCGTAGCCCTTGCCGGGGATAGCAAAGCAGAACATCCGGGTGCCCATGACCTTGCCGTTAAAGGCGTTGGTGTGGACGCAGCTGTGGATGTCCGCGCCCCAGGCGTCGGACTCGGCGCATCGCTGGGCCATGGTGGTGCCGAAGGCAGCCAGCTTCACCTCCACGCCGCTGCGGCGCAGAGCGGCAGCCTCCGCTTCGGCGATCTTCTGGCACTGGACGTGCTCATTGGTATTGCCCCAGGCATAGCGGTTTTCCGTCTGGTCGCTGGGGGAAATGTAGACCTTCTTACTCATTGTTGTCGTCCTCCTCTCCCGGCAGATTGTCCGCCGCCGTGTCCTCGGTGTGTACCTTCAACTTCTTCAGCAGGGCCTGGAGGAATCCGGGCACCGGCGCACCGATGGCCGACACATTCTCCAGAATGGACAGCAGCTCGTTGATCACCAGCCAGATAATGACGATGCTGGCAAACAGGAACTTCACCGGCCAGTCCCAGCCCAGGGTGCCGGCTCCGTAGCGCAGCAGCCAGTCTACCACAGCGGCCACGGTGACGATGACCAAGTAGCCCACCTTCTTCAGGATGCCCCGCAGGCCCACCCGGGAGGACAGTTCCCCGGCGTTCCATGCCTTGGTCATGCCGGTGGCGTAGTCCAGCAGCATCACCACCACCAGCACCAGCACCGGCACCAGCAGCTGCACCCCGTAGGCACACAGCGCCCCCAGGGCTGCCGCCATAGCGGCTTTGATCGCGTTTTCTTTCATGTGAAAAAAACTCCTTTCGTTTTGTGATTTTGCTTTAATTTTTGTGTAATTTTTGGCTATTTTGTCAATTGTATTGTACGCACAAAAGGCGTACAATGCAATCAATCTAAAGATAACAGACGGGCCAAACGGCCGGAAAGGACAACATTATGGATATCATCGAGAGAATGGGCCAGCTCCACAGCGGCAGTGCCAGACTGCTTGTATACAACCTCGGCGGGGACCCGATGCAGATCATCGACGACTGGCAGTCCCGGATCGGCGAAAGCGTCCCTCTCGCGGCCATGTTTGGCGGTGAGGACACCCTAACGCTGGACGACGCAGCAGATGGTGCCTACTGGGACATTGTCAAGTATGCCAAGTCCCTTTACCTGGCTCCCATGACCAGGGAGACCGCTGTAGCCGTCGCAAACGCCATCACCCCTGTCGGCAAGCTCCACCTCGCTGACGACATCGAGTTCACGGACATCGCATTCGCGGATGCGTGGAGCGAAGCTCACCCTGACCAGCCCCGCATTAGCCGCAACGTTGACATTGGATAAGGAGACAAGGGTCATGGCAAAAACGGAACGTCTGTACATCCGGCTCACGCCGGAACTCAAGGAGCAGATCCAGGCCGCTGCCGAAGCAGAAGGCCGCAGCGTCTCAAACTACATTGAGCACCTGATAACGCAGGCGCTCAAGCGGGAGGGCTAATCGCCCTCCTTTTTTTGCGCCATGGCAGCCGAAACGTGGTTGCCGCTCACGACTCCTTCAGCGAAATCTGGCTGAACACATTTTTCGTACCAACGCCGCCGCTTTTCTGGGAGAAACAGATAGCGTACCCCTTCCCGGCCTCCGGGGTTATGGAAGCGGAGCAAAGCTCCGTGGTGCTGTAGCAGACTCTGGCATTGGACACGTAGGTCCATACGCCGCCGCTTACGTTATAGGTCATCAGGTTCACACCACTATTTGCACTGGCGCATTTTGCCGCGAAAGTATAGCTTTTCCCGGCTTCCAGCGCCAGCGGGACCACGATGCCATAGCCGGAGAGTTGAACCGCCGACGCGCTGCCCGTCTGGATCGTAAATTCGAGGCTATCCGTTCCGGCAGCAAAGTCCGTCATCGTCGCAGCGGTCGGACTCTGAGTAGTCCCGGTAAAGGACATCGGATAATAGTACTTATCTGTTTCGAAGGACCTGCCCACGGTTCCATCGGAATACTCCGGCCACTGGACGCCTGTCCGGCCGGTCATATCCCACAGGGGAGCCACCTGACCGCCGCCGCTGTCACCGCTATGCACACCCAGCATTGTCTCATAGATCATCTGGCCCAGCTTCGCATAGCCGCCCTCCGTGGGGTGCACGCCGTCGTTAATATCCTGAGCCGGATCCAGCACACAGTTGTTGGGCGAGCTAGCCACGGAGATGTTGCCGGAAAAGTGCTCCATCAGCGCCTTGGACATGCGGATCGTGTTCATGCGGTACACGAAGTCAATCTGACTGGTGCCGTATTTCTCCGTAAAAACGGAGGGGTTCCCGTTGGGCGGCGTGAGCAGATCAACGATGACCTTGATGCTGCTGTCATAGTTCAGGATGGAGTTCACCATGGTATCCAGATACCCGATTGTCGCAGCCGCCGAGAAGGAATCCAGTCCGGCATAGAAGATGTCGTTGATGCCCAGTTGGAGAACCACCACGCCCACGCCGGTATAGGCCTGCGTGGTCATATAGTGGCTGAAGTCGAACCCGTTGTTATAGAACGGGTTTGTATATGTGCCGTCTGCCGCCTTTGTGCAGTAGTCGGAGGCTTTCCAACCGGCCCGTCCCTCATGTCTGGCCGGAGCCGTGCCCCGGGTCCCGAGCAGCGTCAGTGCTCCTCCGGCGGCTGAGAAACAGCTCAGGAGCTTTTGACAGATGTAGTTGCCCTGGGTCACGGTGCTGTCGCCGATGACCAGCGCTGAAGCGGTAACGGCCTTGTTGGCTGCGGCGATGATCGTGCATGTGCCGCTCGCCAGCAGGCTGTAGCCGGAGTCGTACACCTTCCACTGCAGTGGATACGTCCCGGGTGCGTTGGCCGTTATAGACAGATGATCGCCATACCGCTTTATGGTCAGCCCGTTTGCTGCGCTGCACCAGAACATGGCGTTCTGCTGGGATATCACATTAGCATAGTAGATATTGAATTCGCTGCCGGTCAGAACCCTGACCACTGCGGGAATGGCCACGGCGATGACCCTTGTATCCTCTGCATCCGCGCCATCGTTTACGGTAGCAATCGCCGTCCCATCCACCTCGATGGTGGTCACTTTTCCGCTTTTCGTGGCTGTCACCACCGGGCTATGACCCGCAGGTCCCTGCGGGCCGGTTGCACCGGCGGGGCCTTGCGGGCCTTGCGGGCCTTGCGGGCCAGCCGGGCCGGTCGCGCCCTTTTCTCCCTGTGCGCCCTTGGCAACGCCAGCGTCCAACGTGGTGCCGTCTGTCAGCGTTAAAATCAGATGGCCGCTGTCGTTAATGGCAGCGGACTGGATGTCCTTGCCCAGCAGCCCGGCCACCCGGATCAGCTCATCCTGGATGGCGTTGAGGGTATCAGCGTCGATAACCGTCTGTTTATTGACGAAGGTCGTCTTGGTAAAGGCCATTAGATCACTCCTTTCGGTGCCCGAGTCGGGCACAAGCTGTCAGCCCATTACACGTCCGTATTCACGCCGTCCTGCGCCATGTGTACACGGCCAGGTACGGCGGCATGTTGTTGTGGGCCTGGCCGTCGCAGTTGGACGTAGCCTTGCCCGTGTAAGCGTTGTACTGGGTACTCGCAGCCTTATACAGGCGGATGGCGTTGACGCCCTCCGTAATGCTCTGACCCGTGTAATCGTAGCCGTGAGTGTGGTTTGCCATCTCCGCCGCCGTCAAGATGTGCTCCTCCTCGCCGCCGGTGGAGCCAGCCGCGTGAGAATCACCAGCCGCCAAAAGGAACACGTCCTTGACCTGCTCCCACGTCCCGCCGAACAGTTCCGCCGGGGAGGTGGAATCTGTGGACTGGAAGATGCTGCCGACGGGGTGGAGGTAGTCCAGGAGAACTTTCCCCAAATACCGGATGGGCCACTTGAAGTCTACCACCTTTTCGCGCTCAGCCACGCCGCCGAAACAAACCCCGGGCAGGGAAAAATTTATATTCATCGGGACCGAAACGGTGGGGATGGTGATCTCCCGCGTTACCGTGGTGCCCAGGGAGTCCGTAGCTTTGACCTGTACAACGCTGGTCGTGTCCGTACCAAAGGCAACCAGATACACGGTTTTCGCTCCGGAGGTCTGGCCGGTCAGGTTGCTGGCCCCGGTGACCTCCACGGTGGCCTTGTTTCCGGTCAGCTGGATGGATAGCGTAAACGTCAGTTTGATATCATCGCCCATGGCGTTATCGGTCCATGTCCCGCCGGAGTAGTTGCCACGCAAAAAGGTCAAATCCTGGATTCCAGGGCCGCTGTACGCGTTCACGGCGATGTTCTGGGTAACAGCCCTCTGCTGTCCGTGACGGTGGCTACAACGGCCATTGTGCCGCTTCCTGTAAGGGTATTCGCCCCGTCCGGGCTGGCGGCTTTCCCGCCGATGGTCAGAGACTTGGCCTTGATGGTACTGCCATAAGACCCAGCAGCGGAAAACGTGGCTTTCAGGGCGCTCTTGCCCTGCACCCAGCCGTATGTGGGCTGATACCCAGAGGTGTCGGACAGACTCACGGACAGGGTTGGGTTTACTGATGCAGGGATGGATGCCGTCAGTGTGGTCGTGTTGGTGCCCACCACGGCGTCCCCGTTGTAAGTGGTAATCTCCGCCGTGATGTTTACGGAGATTCCAGACGTATTCTGCGCGGCCCAATCCAAGGGCGGCGTATACGATATGGATGTGGCGCTGGATTTTGTCGCCACAGTTACCTGTGCCGCAGAGCCGCACTTGAGTTTGATGGTGTGTGTAAAAGTGCTCACGGCCCTGGTCACTACAAGCGTACCGGCAGAACCCAGCACAAGTCCGGTCGCTGAAACGGAAGATGCCCGGGGGATATCCGGGAGATTGACCGTGCCGGAAACCGTCAGGCTGGACGGCGTGTAAGATGACGTAAACCCGCTGTGCCAGTCCGCAGAAAGAACCACAGACCCCTTGCCCATATTGTTATGAGCAACGGTGATAGACTTGCTGCCCAGCTTGTACCAGCCCCTGGAATTGTACCGGTACGGGTTATACACCTTGGTGCCTTGCAGAGTGTAATAGCAACTATTGGCGTCCAGGTTGAAGCTCTCTCCGGTGCCGTCATAGATGTACAGCGTAAGAGACAGTGTGGACTTGTTGTCTGCGATACTCTGGGATCTACGTCCTGTAATCCCCAGGAAAAAGACTTAGGGTCAGAGAGCGGCACAGTAGTTCCGTCTTTCTTTTTTACCGTGATGATTGCCATGTGCCCCTCCTTACGCAAACAGGGGAGATTTGCCGGTTGCCCGGACCACCTCTTTGTTCTTCTTTACGACGTTGCGATACACCACGTCGCCGTCCATATTGATAGTAATGTTAATATCCCCGGACACTCCATCCTTATTGGACATAGCGGACATTACAGCGCGGTACACGCCGTCAGACACGGCGGAAACGATTTGGTCATTGTTCGCAACGGCTGTCCGTCTGCCGATGTTGCCCACCATCTCTGCGCCAGCTTCACGCGCAACAAACAACTGGCCCTCGTTGGGGAAACCGCCTTCGGCGAACTGTTTAATCTTCGGGATGTTTACCAATCGCTTATTAAAAGCCGGTATGATTTGAACGCCACCGATCTTCAGACCCTTGAAGTCCAGATGGAACATCTCATTTACCGCATCAATCACGACATTGACGATGGAGATAATCCCGTTGGCCATCTTCTTTACAAATCGGGTAATAGGGTTGTCGTCCAGCTTCCATGCGGCGTGAGACGACGCAAGCCCGGCGGCAAGCACGGCAAGGCCGAGTCCAATTCCCGCGCCAGACAGGAGCAGCAAAACGCCGAGAACCATAAGCGCACCGCCAACAATACCAGCAATATAAGAGATCGATTTTTTCAGGAACTTTGAGACGGCGTCCCAGTTTAGCGCCGCAGCTGTCGCGAGGCTTGCCGCTCCGATTACCATCAGAGCAATGCCCAGAGGGATGTTTACTCCAGTAAACGTAAGCAACGCGCCGAGTGCCAACTGCGCGGCACCAAGTATCACCATAACGGTGGTGATTGTTTTTTTCACTGAATCGGGCATTTCGTTCCACTTTGGAACAATTGCTGTGGCCAGCACGAACGCGCCAGCCACCATCAAGGCAATGCCCAGCGGGATATTCGCCCCGGAGAAGGCCAAAATAGCGCCTACCGCCAGTGCGCCCAATGCAACAAATGTGACCAGCCCGCCGATGATTTGTCGGACATCTTCCGACAGTTTATCCCACGTCAGTGTTTGAGACGCAATCAGTTCCGTTGCACCAAATGCCATAAGGCCGATGCCGATGGGAATATTTGCCCCGGAAAAAGCAAGGATTGCGCCGATAACCAGAGCCGCAGTTCCGCTTACAAGGTCAATGTTTGCGATGGCATTTTCCAAAACATTCTTCACGGCATCCGGGTTATCTTCGTTGCCGGAAATCATCAGAGCAAGGCCACTTGCCATCATGGCGATTCCGGCGGGCACGTTAATCCCGGTAAAAGCGAGAATCGCACCAATAACGAAATCAGCCGCGCCTAATGTGGCTTTGATTTCTGCAATGTTGTCTTCGATTGTCTGTTTGATCTCAGAAACCTTGCTTTGAACAGCCCCAGCCAGGAAATCGTACTCGGGCAAATCAATCCCAAGTCCACCAGAGCCGGTAATGCCAGCATCCGTTTTGCCGGAAGAACCCATGTTGGACGGCAAGATGTTCAATTCGTCAAAGCCCATGGTGTAGCGCTTAAATTCCTTGGCAGCATCTACCGCTGCATCCATGTTGTCCGAAAGCTCACCGGCGGCAACAGCCCCACGATTCACACCATCCCAGTCAACGTCCGTAAGCTCAAACCCGAACAGTTTAGCCAGCGAGTTCGCTAACTCGCGGACAATTTGCAGAAACGCAATGACATAAGGCAGAACCTTAGTCAGAATCGGGATAAACAGATTGCCGATTGCACGGGACACCTGGGTAATTTCTGCTCTAAGCACACGCAGCTGGTTCGCAGGAGCTTCCAGGGTTCGGGCCATGTCGCCCTGTGCGGTAGTCACCTGTGTCATAATAGCGTAGTACCGCAGTTCTGCTTTTTCCGCCTGATTCATGGCGGAAACGCTCTTGGTAATACCAAGATTCAGCGCTTCCTGCTGCAATCGCGCAACAGACAGGTCATAGCCCAATCTTCGCAGGGGCTCCAGTTCGCCTGCAATGCCGGATTGCAGCTTCTGCATGGAGTCCTCAATAGAGATATTGAAGAAAGAGGACAGGTCATAGCCTAACTGTGTCAGGTTTTTGCTCATGGTGTATGCCCGGTCCTCTGTATCGCCAAATCCGGTCAAAAGTGTTTGGAACACGCCCTGGTTCCGCATCCACTGCGCCGGATCGATGCCCATCACAGAAGATACTTTTTCTGCGTAGTTCTGCGCTTCCTTTGCGTATTTACCCAGCGCGACGTTGAACAGGTTCAGGTCCTCCTGGTATGTGTTGGATTCCGTGATAGCCGTTCCGATAAGGCCCACCACGCGCCGCAGCCCAGCATACAAAATTCCGAACCGAATCATGCCCGTAGCTCTGCTGAACATGCTCGTTCTGCGCGTCCCGCGCTGAACGGCGGCGTTGTACTGGTTTACCATCGTAATGGCCCGCTGGAGTCTGGCTGGTAGCGCAGCAAATCCCGTTCCGAGCCGCTGCATCTCGTCAGACAACGGGCGAATCGCCGCCGCAAGCTCCTTCATTTGGCGGTTAAACTTATCCAAGTCCGCCGCATCAAGCTCACGCATGACCTCCGGGAGTTTGCCGAGTTGGCTAATAAACGATGTGAGATGGGAACGTCCCAGTTCGGAGAGCGGGCGCATACTGTCTGCAAGGGCAATCAGCTTATCGCCGTCCGTTGTCTTGATTTGGCTCAGCGCCGTAGAAAGTGCGGCGATCTGGTTCGGCACGGAACTGGAGATTTTGACGGCGCTGACCTCACTTAGGCTTTTCAGTCCGCTGGTCAAGGACCGAATTTTCTGGAGCTTATCTGCGCTGGTGTTCTCCAGGGCCTTGTTCAGGGAGTCCAACTGCCTGGCAGTAGTGCGCAGAGCCGACACGCCCCCGGATGTGGCCGTTTTCAGACGAACCAGGGTATTTTGCAGCTTTTCCAGGGACGCTACAGCACTGTCGCTGTTTTCCTTAATTTGAAACTCAATACCCTGGATTTCCACATTATCCGCCATTCTTGCCACCTCCCTGTTCGAATCGTTTGTTGTTCGCGATCATAAACATCTCCATGACGGACCGCGCCTTCTTGTCGCCTTGCTCCTGTTTTTTGGGCTTTTCGCTTTGTGCATACAGGTCGTATGGGGAATCACGGTACGGCTTTGGCCTGGTGCCCTTCTTGCCACCCATGCGGAGAATGGGCGCCAAGTCCGCCACGGCTTCATAAATGTATGCACCGTGCAGCCATGCGGTTTGGTTTGTCAAATCGCGTTTAATCTTCGCTGCTTCCCGGTAATATTTGACCAGTTCGCAGTCCTCGTCCCAGTACTGGCTATAAGTCATGCCAATGGCCAGATAATATGGAAACAGCTCATAGAATTTATCGGAATAGCGGGGGATTGGCTCCCCCGCTTTATTAGACGGCGACTCGTTTACCAGTTCGCCGTCCAGGTAGGGTTTTCCTCGCTTTCCGCAGGCTCGTCCAGCAGGGCGATGATGGGGTCGTTGTACATCTCAACCAGCTTGCCGATCAGTTCGTCCTTCTTGGACATGCCAGCGTAAATCCTGTCGATCACATCGCGCTTAACAAACCGATGATGAGCTTTAAAAGCTCCAGCAAACAGCGCGGGAAGACTGGTCATGGGTTTGCTTTCGACTTCGGTCGCAACAAACCCTTCTTTCTCCATCAGTTCCACGGTCTTCCGGGTATATTCCAGGGTGTACGCAATGCCAGTCACGGGGTCCTTAACAGTAAGCGTCTTTGCCATGTTCTGTTTCCTCCTTATTCGACATCCAGGTTGATTACGGTCGAGGGGGCGATGGTGATAGCCATGCCCACAACTTCGTTGACACCGCCGCCGGTGGGGTACACGGACAACTCGCCCTTAAAGCTGAACTTGCCGTCCGTCCCGGAAGGAGTCAGCGTTCCCGCGCTTTCGGTTCCGCCGAACCATACGGCGTAATCCTCCTGCTTGCCCTCCAGCGCCTTGAGCGACTTATAATCGGTCAAGGTGTAGTTGGCGGTGAAGGACAGGCCGTCCATGGACTGGATGCCCGCGATGAAGGTCTGCATCTTGTCGGAAAGCGTGGTGGTTTCCAGCATGTCGGGGTCGCCACCCAGATCGGGGAACTCTTTGATGTCGATCAGTTTCGCCCACGAAGCGGCGCTTGCAGTCTTGTGCATCAGAAAAACCTTGTAGGTAGAGATAGCGATAGGTCATCATTCCTTTCTGTTATCGTCTGAAAATAGTGGCCCCGTCTGTTTCCGCCCTGTATCTGGCAACAAGACGGTAGATAGAGGCGTTTTCCATGTTCGGGACCGGGGACATGGAAATCCTTGTGAAGTTACGCGCATACATCATCCTGTCGATGTCTGCCATGATGGAACGGCATTCACTCTTTTTCCTGCCAGTTTTGTTGGAGTAGACGTTTACCTCGTACATCAGTACGGAATATCTCTCGCTTTCGGATGAATCTAAACGATTTGCGGCGGTGTAATTGTCCTGCTCCACAATGCTGGCATGTGGGAATTTAGGGGGCGCATTGATATACTCCCCGGCCACGTCAATGCCCGGGTATTTCTCGCGGAGCTGTTCCGCGATTGGCGTATACACCTTGCTTTCGATGTCGATCATCGGAACACCTCCTTGACCAGGGCTGGGAGCCTGTCTGAAAGCTCCTTTACCGTGTCGTACATGGACATGTTGGCCGGGTTGCCGTGAGTAAGAACCACCGTATTGCCGGTTTTGGGGTTCGTTTTCTCAACTCCGTTTGTTCCGGGGTCCCCGTAGTAGCCCCACGTCCTTTGCTTGCCGTGACCCTTTCCGTAAGCGCCGCGAACCATGCCGTTTCGCGCGGCTTCCGGGTGGTTGTCCGGGTACATAACGCCAGTGCCGAATTCAATAAACAGGACGGACGCACCGACAGCTACTACCGCCGCCGTGCGTCCGTCCCGTTCTTCGATTTTTACATTCGCGTCGTTTGTCCCGTCGTATACGGCAGACTCAAATTTTGCGGATGCGATATCATACCCCATGGAAGAAAGCTCTCGGAGAAGCACATTCGCCCGGTCCTCCAGCCATGTCCGGTAATCCTCGACTACGTCAATCATCCGTTGAATGCCCGCAGCGGACAGCGCCGTCTTTACAGTCCTTTTCACGACACATTCACCTTGCTGACGGCGATGGAAACCAAATTCAGAGACTTGGCAATTTGCTTTACAACGTAGTCATAAAGCGGTTTCCCGTCTTTATATTCCGGCTTTTTGTCAATAAAAAGTACTGTATTTTCGTCTATGGGGCAAGCCGTATCATCTGTGATGATCACCTTGTCATAGGAGATGAACTGCCCAAACTGCTGAATCTGCGCATACCCGGCAGCCGGGGAGATATTGGCTTCCATTTTCACCGGGTCCGCGTATTTCACGCTTTTTTCTCCGGTTTCGTAGCCATTAGCGTCCTTCTCCAGTTCTGTCCCTCGGTACAAAAGATACCAGCACGGCCTTTTGTTTCGGTTCATGATTTTCATCCTTGCACCTCACATGGTGGCCGCAAACGGCACGATTTCCCGCATAAGAGAAGGCGGCACATCGCCGCCCTCATAAGACCTGGAAACGCCATTTTCGCTATGCGCTGTTTCCCCCTCTGCTCCGCGCTTGTTGATGAGATATGCGGCGATCTCAATTTGGTTGATCTCGTAGCATGCGGGGACAGCAGTGGCATCTGTCCCGAACGGAAACGCTCTGCGGAGAATCTTGCTGGCCGCAATATTCAGATACGCAGAGAGAATCGATTCGCTTGTCTCTCCGGTCATGTCTCCCAACATGGCCAGTTTTTCTTCGTCGCGCATCTCATACCCCCAGATTAGCCGGTGACAGCTTTGGTATTAACGGGATTGCTGGCGTCGTTGGCGATGAACACGCTGCGGCTGTAGGTGGGCTTGGTAAAACTGGTGGCGATGCCGGTAAACTTGCCGTGATACCACTCGGGGCCATGGTCAAGGCCGATCTGGCCGAACAGCTGATACTTTTCGCCCGCGCCGGTCTTTGCCAGCTGTTCCAGGAAGAAGTTACCCTTGCCGGGCACGGGCTGGAACACGGGGGAAATAACGTCCAGGTTCAGCAGCAGAGCGGTGCCAGCGGGCAGGCACTCGCCAAGGTACAGATACACCACGCCCAGGGGAGTAACCACGCTGGATAGGGAAATGCCGTTGATTTCACGCGAATCGGGCACCACGGTCAGTCCATTCTGAACAGCGTCGGCGTTGATCTGGAACATGGTCACAGCGTCACACCACAGGCAAAGGCCATCGGTGGGGGCGTTCTGCCCATAGATCTTCTTCACCATGTCGGCAATTTCCCACAGGCCCAGAGGCTTGCTGGCCATAGCCGTGACGTTAGTGGTGACTGCGGTAACGAGACCACGGGTTTTGTTGATCTTGGTGTCATCGGTGGCCTTGTTGTACACGCCGTTAATGAACGTGTACTCAATGTCGCGGTTGATCTTCTGCATCTTGGCGGCCACTTGGAAGTCCAGTTCATTAATGGGGTTTGCCTGTTGACCAGCTACGTTCAGGCCAGACAGGGTGCCCATATTGGACTGTTTGGCATAGGAGATGCCGACAGCCTCATGAAAAATCTGGGTAACGTTCGTTTGCTGCTCCCGGGTCACAATGGAAGCATCGGGGGCGGTCAAAGACGCAGATTCGGAGATGGCGGGCTGTTCTCCGCCGCCGGTGGTGTACTCCTGGCCGGTAACAAACTCTACGTGGTCCGTCACCTTAGCCCGGGAACCGATAATGGAACTCAGGGGGGTCTTGGTATTGCCCTTGTTAAAGAGCATGCCGGAATAGTTCAGCGTTGCAAAGCTGGTAGCAAAAGTATCTGCCATGTCTTAACTCCTTTTATTTGTTATTTGCGGATTCTTCCTGTGCCTTCAGACGCGTGTAATAAGCGATTTCCGCATAGTTCTTGCTTGCACGCGCCTCCTCGATCTTCTTGTCGTAATCAACTCCAACGGGACCGGCACCGCCGTGCGGCGCGGGAGTTCCCTTGAGTATGTCGGACTTTACCTTCTTGGCATACTCGTCCAGGAACTTCTGCTGGTTCGCAAAGACCTTTGCGGAATCACCAGCCGCCAGAGCTTTGGCAGTGTCACTTGCCAGGTCCTCTGCATAGCCCTGCGCCACGAACTTGGCCTTGTACTCAGAGACGGTCTTTGCCGTTCTCAGCTCGTCAAGCTCTTTCTGCATGGCGGCAATGCTATCGGCTTGCTCCTGCTTCTTGCGCTCGTCCTCGGAAAGCATGTCGTTGTACTTCTTTTTCCACTGGGCGGCGTCGGAGTTTGCCTTGGAAATAGCGTTCTTCTGCCGAGAAAGCTCTGCGGCGTTGTCCTCATACTCAAAGCACTCCAATGCCTTGAGCTTGTCCTCGGTGGACATATCTGCGTAACCTTCGATTCTGCTGGTGTCGATTTTCATGTTGATACCTCCTGCGTTTTTTCGGCGGTTCCCTCCGCACCGTTTTCCGTTTTTTCCGAGGTTGTCTCCCCGTCGCGTTTTAACGACTTCCCTGTCGATAGTTCCTTTTCTTCTTGCTTTTCGGCATATTCCGCGCTGATTTTGTACGCAAGCTGAGGATCGGAGAACATGCCGCAATGTGTAAATGCCAGTTGGGGGGCAATTTTCCCGTTGTTCAACATGGCTACCAGAACGCTGGCCTTTTCGCTGATATTTTCGTAGTTCCGGCGCGTAAACCGGATTTCCAGGGCGGACATTTTCAGCGAAAGCGCCCGCAAATTGTTGCAGATTTTGATAGCGATTTTCAGAAACTGCTTTTCGGACCGTTTGAACATCTGTTCGGAATCCTTTGCCCGCGCCTCTGCCGACGACCATCCGTCGCGCATAATGACCGCAGACCCGGTGTCGCTGGTTGAGGAGCCTCCATTCCGGTTCGGCATTCCGCAAATCGTCAGAACGGTGTCGTACATGTCATCCGTCAAGGTCTGGGTCTGCGTCTGGTTCAGCTCCGCCGTCAGGTACCCAACGTCAGCCTTGAGCGTCGCGTCAATGTCCTTGAACTTAATAGCGCCCTCCGCCCTCAGATTCTTGTAATCTTCGGACGAAATGTCCACGTTGTGGAACAGCATCAGCGCCTGGACAAACTGTTCAACGCCGTCCATGCGGTTGGATTGGACGTTGTTGATAGCGTCCAGAAGGGGGAGCACAATCTCAAAAGCGCCCAACCGGGCTTCATTGGAGGGGTATTCGATAATTGGAATGCCCAATATCTGTGGCTCCGCTTTCACATCCCAGGTTTCCGTTACCTCAAAATACGTGTCTTCGGAGTAGCAGCAGAAAACAACGGTGTTGTCCTCTTTCTGCACATACGTCACGCCCAAGATGGGCCGGTGGCCTAAGCCGCTGGAGTACACCACAAAGGTGTTGCGCGGATCCAGTGTAAAAATCTCAAACGGAGATTCATCTTCTTCCACGTCCGCCATTCTGTCCGGCAGAATCATGCGGTAAGACGTGCCGCAAATATGGAACCAGTCCGCCAGCTCCTTGTCCTTGGCGGCCTTGTCCTCTGAAAGCGCATAATCGTTGAGCTTGGACACGCCTTCAGCGACAGATTCATCGTTCCCCCTGCTGACGTACTGCACAGGCTCACCCAGAAGATACCCGACCTTGAACGAAACAATTTCGTTCGCCCGGTTCACGACGATCTTGTTGTTGATTTCCGGCCTGACGTCCTTTACCCTTCCCAAAATGGGCTGGTCTCCCTTGTAATACCTGTAAAGATACTCAATGTCCGCCCGGTTCATCTGGTGGATGGGCATAGCCTTTTGCAAAACATCCACCACGTTTCCCCGGGTGACGTGCTCAACGTCCGTGTAGATAACCTTCCGACCAAAAAGATTCATTGGCACACCCCCTTAAAATGGCCGCTTGAACACTTCCACTTTTCCGCCCACTCGCATCCGGATTTCGTTCTCCAGCAGGGACAGTGCATCCGGCGCGTCATCGTGCGGCACTTTGCCGCTCCGGGTGTAAGTGGTGACTTCCTTCATGAAATTGAAGTACTGGCTGCCCCGTTTATAGGTGGATGGATGCTTAAACCAGAAGTGTTTCTTGATGTTGTCGGACGCAAATTCAATTCGCGTCTGTTTGTTGGAAATAGTCCTTTTTGTACGTATTCCAACGCTATATCCACGCTGCCGGACGATTTCCGCAACGTCTCTGGCGTAATACATGCCCGCGTTGTTGCTTTCAAACAGCGCGTCCGCAACGCGATTGTCGATTAGGCACCTGGCGCATTCCGGCTTTGTAATGTCCGGCGGTGAGTCGTCGAACACCACGTCCACGATATACACCTCATCACCGTACAGTGCCGCCACAGGAAGGGCGGTGCTGTCGCTGCCGCTTTCTGCTGTGTCGCACACGGCAATAATGGCATCCGGGCCACGGTCTGTGGGCAGTTCGAAAAAATAATTCAGCTCATCCTTGTTAAAAAGCAGCCCCTTTGCTTCAAAGGGCTGCTGCTGAAATTCACTCTCAAACTGTTCCGCACCCAAAAGCTCCCTCTGTTGGCGGAAATACGCTGTGGTAAACACCTTTTTCCCGTCCCATTCGTATTCGTAGTTACTCTCGTCCGTAACGGGGTCAAGTGCCGGTATTTCGATGGCTTTCCACGCCCAGCCGCCTTTTTGCGCTTCCTCTTGGAGGTGGCCGATGGGGTCATACAGGGAATATCGGGTCCCCGTTGCGATAATAGGGGTGCCCTCAATGGCTCGGCCCAGGATATCACCGGATATGATCTCCCACTTATCGTCTAACCTCTGGCGGTTTTTTGCTTCCCCGCGTCCATCTACGCAGTCATCCAGATATAGGACGTTCGTAGCCTCCGACAATCCCACTTGTCTTGCGTCAATAGATCGGCACATGACTGTGGGGAAACGGGATCTTGACCGCAGATTCAGTATCTTTGTGTCCGCATTGGTCTGCACCAACGGAGAATTTGGGAAAACGTCATAGAATAAATATTCATTTGGCGTTTGCAGATACTCCAGGCACCCGGAATAAAAGCTCTTCACCAGGTCGTCCCCCGTCCCTTCCATTAGGGACGACTTGTCCGGTTCCCGCCCGGACAGGAAATTGACAAAATTGATGCCCAACTGGGATTTCCCGGCGCGTTTGGGCATCGACAGCGTCAGCAGCCGCAGTTTCCCATCCAAAACCTCCTGATACGCCGCAACAATAGGCCGCAGATAATGTCTTCGGGGTGCGTAGAACTTCTTCTCCGGTTTGCGGTTCATCTCGATGTACAGCAGAAACGTGTCGAAATCGTGCGGTGCGTCAAAGCACATGGCCTTTTTGTACACGTCAAACAGAGAATCCGCCGCATTTGCGCTGCACTTGTGCAGGGCCGCAGAACTCAGTTTTCGCAAATCCTTGCTCAGCTCATGGGCCAGGGTGAAATCGTCCGGTTCCAGTTGTCGGCATACGGACAGAAGGTCCATGTACGGCACGTGGTCGGACGGATCCCGCGCAATATGCTGTTTTATGCGTTCCGATAGTTTTGCGTAGTCCATGTGGCCTCCATTTTTGCATAAAAAGAGACGGGTTCCCGAAAGAACTCGTCTCTTTTATTTTGCTTGTATAGGTTACTCGCCCACGTTGATTGTGATCGTGTCAGAGGTCTCGTTGAAATCAGCGGTCAGTTTGAACTCAAGCGTCTTGACCTCGGAAATGTCGGACAGGCCAGCCTTTTCAAGGTAGAAAAACATGGAATAATTGATGTTTTTCCCGCCCTGCATTGTTGCGGGGACTCCGCCCAGGTATTGGACCATCGTATCATTCACAGAGCTGTCCTGCGGATATACCGTAATTTCCTGGTCCGTCTTGTTCTCGAACAACATCTGGATGTAGCAAACACCCGGCACGGAATCTAACTCCGTGATGCCCAGGTACGTTGCCTTGAACGTCTCGCCGTCATACACGACCTTCTCAACGGTCTGGCCTCCGGTCTCGCCGTCATCCGGTTGGTCCACGGTGCCTCCGCACCCGACCATAGCAATTGCCGCCACCATGATGGCAAGCAGCACTGCCCACACTTTCTTTGCTCTCATTTTCCTTTTCCTCCACATTTATTTTCTCCCGGGTGGCCGGGGGAATTACTTCACTTCGCCAGATTCGTATTCCTTAACACGCCGGTAGAATGTGTTCGGCTTCAGGCCCAAATGACCCATAGCCGCTTTGGCGGTGATATGGCCCGATTTCCAAAGGTCGTATTCCTGTTCGAACTTTTTCCTGTCCACCGGGATAGCCTGACGGCCTACATACTCGCCGCGCTCCTTCTTCGCGTCGATGCCCTCTTTCTGCCGGGATTTGATATAATCACGCTCCAGCTGGCTCACTGCCGCAAATACCGTCAGCATAAATTTGCCCGCCGGGGTGGTGGTATCTATCTTTTCCTTCTGTGATTCAAATTGTACACCCTTCTCTGTCAGTTGGTCAACAAGGTTTAGCAAATCGCGCGTATTTCTTGCAAACCGGCTGATCTCGCTCACAACCACGGTATCGCCCTCGCGCACAAACGCCAACAACTTCTTCAGTTCTGGCCGGTCAGTGTTCTTGCCGCTGCACTTGTCTACAAACAGCTTCTCCGCGCCGAGCGCTTCCATCGTGATTTCCTGCCTTGCTGTGTTTTGCTCTTTCGTTGACACACGGACGTATCCTACTTTCATTTTTCGTCCCTCCTTTGCCGTGATTATATCACGTCTGCAAAGGTGTGTCAATATGTCAATTTCAGTTTATGCAATGCACAGGTATTTTTTCTCTTTTGTTTTTTGCGGGCATTTTGGGGCTTACCCGGCCCCGCTCCCGCCCACGATATCCCCCACCCCCGCCCGGCTACGCCTGCCGCGCATGGCAAAAGGTATACCCGTGTGCAACACCGGCGGCGCGTTGCGCATGCCTTGCAAATAATCCATTGCAATATTGCAAAATTGCGCATTAAGGTATTGACATACTCCGCCAAGCGTGATATCATATCAGCATAGAGAGAGGGCCGCACCGGTTACAGCCTACCAAGCCCCGGAGCAGCCCCCACACCAGACCAGAGGCCCAGCGCGTACAGTGTACCACGCCCGGGCTACCTGGTCAAGAGATAGGCCAGTAAGGCCGGGAGGTATATTATGATGGATATCAACTATAGCGCGGTGCGTGAGCAGATCAAGGCCACGCCAGCCCGTAGCGCATGGCGGCGCGGTGTCGCTGCCTACGCGCTGGAGCTGCTGGACAGCGTAGCCGGTCGCGCGGCCTATGAGGGTCACGGCCCCGAGGATGTCGCCCAGCTCCGCAAGTGGATGTTGGACGGGGCCAGGGACTGGAGCGAGTACAGTTATGGCGGTTGCTCCCTGGTGTATGATGGGGACATTGCCGAGCGGCTGTGCACACCCTCCGAGCTGCGCAAGACTCGCGGCGGCGAGCGCAACCCGAATTGTCGGGAGTCCTGGCTGGATGTCCAGGCCCGCGCCCTGTATCGCGCGGCCTGTGTTGTCGTCAACGCTTGCAAGGAGGTGCAAGCATGAGCGCTAACGAGATTGCCGCCAAGGTGCAAGAGCTTAGAGAGCTGCGCCGCATGGCCGACGAGCTGGCCGCAGAGATTGACGGCTTGCAAGATGCCATCAAGCAGCACATGGACGCCGCCGGGGTTGATACCCTGGCGGGCCTGGACTACAAGATCACCTACAAGGCCATTACATCGTCCCGGCTGGACTCTAAGGCCCTCAAGGCCGATCAGCCGGAGTTGTACGCCAAATAGACCAAGCAGACCACAGCGCGCCGGTTTTGCATCGCTTGAGGGGGTGCCGGATTGCTATCTATCTTGTTGTTGATCATCTGGTTTCCGTTGGCCATCTTGGCCGACGTGGTCCGCAAGTCCATGTAATCACCCATATGGCAGGCCGCCGCAGAGGTGAGGAAAGGCTTGCAAAGTCAAGATAAATCTATATAATTAACTATATTAACTATAAAGGAGTGTATATTATGTCTATTATGTGTCCGTGGGATAATTCCGGCGAACTGGTTCCGGGCGTTACTGTCAGATCATGGCTTGAGTATTTGCGTTTTATTGGGTATGCCGGCAACATTACTATTGATCGGGTGTATTATAAGTTCCCGTCTTTGCTGATTTGTCCCCCTGATGATTTGGATTTATCCGCCGCCGTGGTTGCGTTTGACGATGGCTATTATGGCAATTATGGAGTTTTGACAAGATAAGCTTACTGTTGACAAGCCGCCCCGGCTCTATCCGGGGCGGCTATTTTTTTTGCCCTGCCCCTAATGGCGTTTTGCGGGCTTTTGCTGTTGGGCGGTATTGGGATACCACCGCCAATGCAACGCGCTCTCACTCTTCCCGGCCGTCGTCCTCGTCGCCCGGTCGGGTAGTCCACTCTCTTAGGATTGCTATTGCATCATCAGGCATGCCCGGCAAATCTCTTAACCGCTCAAAAGCGCGGAGTGCGCTTGCCTTGGTGCGCATTAGCCCCGCAATCTCTTTCCCCCGCAGGTAAGCCTTACTATCCTCAAGGAGTTGTTTTTCCGCGCCGGATAAGCTGTCAATATCGACACCACGACACAGCGTATACACTCGTTGTGTATCGTCGCACATTGTACATTCCAATAGGTGGGGATAATATCCAGCCATTTTTTTCCTTTCAACCGTAGCCCCTCGGCTAATACATAAAACCGTTCTTGCTCGATTATACCATGTAGACCGACTAATGTCAAAAGTCGCTGCAAAAGTCGCCCGGTTTTGCGCGAAAGTCGCCGATAGTCGCTAAACCGTGCATAACCCCGGGAAAATCGTTGCCCCTACTCCGAAAGTTGCTGAATAGTCGCTAAAAAAATCAGTTTTCATAGTCGCAAGACGCCGCCTCGATGTACTTCTTCTGGAGTTCTTCGGGCGGTGTTTCTGTCCCAAGGGGATTGTTGGGCGTGAGAACGACCTCTTGTTTGTCGGTCATGCCGAAAAAGTTCTTTGCGCGGAAAATGTACGTAATCTGCGGAATTTTCCCCTGTGAGACCAATTTTGCATCGATTCCGGCCAAAATTTGTTTGGCTTTTTTTATCATGCCAGCTCTCACGGGGCCCAGCGATCCCTTTTGCCAGTCCAAGACCGTTTGAGTTACGGCACCAAGAGCGAGGCACATATCCTCCACCGTGGGAATCTGCCCATCTTCTACGCACTGTTGGAAATAGTCGTTAAGCTTATCGGCGCATTCCTCGTCAGTTTTTACGCACGACCTTTTGAAGTATTGGAATGATTCCCTGACGATTTGCGAGATCTCTTCATTTGTTGCGGTGCACCTGGCCGTGACAGACGCTGATGCCGCGCCCCTGGTGTGCGAGATGGCATTCTCTCCGCGTTCTTGCACGATGATCTTGCGGATAGTCGGCTCGGAAAGCCCGTTTTGTTTTGCCACAGTCGCTATATGCTTGCATGCGTCATAGTCGGCAAGGACCTGCTCTCTCATGGCTTGCGTGATTTTACTTGCCATCTATGTCACCTTCTTCCCGTCTTACCATATTTGGGGTGATTTCAAAAAGTTCGTCACACTCCGGGCACCTGACATACGCATCTGCCGGTCGGACAACAGTTCTTCCGGTCATGTAGTCGTGCTCAACATTTTGCACGTATTGAACTTCGCTTCTCGGATTGAACTCAAATATGCACCCGCACGCTGGGCATTCTGCCCGGGCAAATTTATCTTGTTTCACGTGCTTAATGATTTTCATAACTTCTCCTGTTTATGTGCCGCGCTCCCACCTCTGCGCTATGTATGGCACAAGTTCACCCGCCCAATTGGGCACTCCTACTATCTTTTGGAACGGGCGGCTGGATTCGAACCAGCGACCAAGGGTATTCAATCGCATATCCCTTCACGCGATAAAGCTCTGCCGACTGAGCTACGCCCGCATTTGCTCGGCTTGCCGCTTAGATTGTCACGCCTCATGCGCGCTTGAAGCCCCGCAAGCATTTCAAGCGGCCACACATTGGCTATCGCAAGGGGGACGCATCCCCGCGGCAGTTTTCAGCGGCCATTGTCATTTGCATGTGAGCCATGCCGGACGGTCTCACATTGTCCGGGCGCTACCCGGCCTCTGGTACCACACCTCGCTGCGCCTTTTCATCAGCCACGCACTGTTTTTGCGGATTAACTGTCCGCCGCTATCCGGATAGCTTGTGCGTACTTAACTTCTCGCGCTTCCTCGCCCGCTTGTGTGGTTGGTGCGGCATTGCAGTCCTGCCCTGCTTTAGCGCTTCAGGGGAAGCCCCCGTCACTCGCTGTGGTCTCCCACTACGGGGTACCTATGCCGCATATATGTCCGGTTTCCACGGTTACCCCACTTGTTTATACTCCGTTGGTGACTCCGTTTAGAGTTTGGCGCAGGCGGCTGGAGTCGAACCAGCACATACGGGAGTCAAAGTCCCGTGCCTTACCTTTTGGCTACACCCGCATAAAAGCAGACACCCGCAAGATATCTCGTGAGTGTCTGCATGCCGGCAACGCTCTTGCGAGGCCGCTTGCGCGGAGGCACCCATTACCGGCTGTGCCTTAACCTATGGAGGAAAGAAAGAGGAGAAAAATGAAATTTCGGGTTGTGGGCTGACTGGTTCCACTCTCCGATGATACTATTTTAGCACGTTTTTATGTGCCTAATGGGCCAACTTTTAGGAAACCAGGCCCAAATAATCCGCTACATGCCACAAAAATGCAGCTTTTCGGCGCTTCATGGTTCTCTCGCTGAATCCGCATCCGTCCATGATTCTAAGCGGGTATCTGTCCCGGTTCTCGCAATTCCGCATGATCGCCCATACCAGCTTGCGCCGCACGTTCTCGTTGGCGATATCGCGGCCTACGTTGTCCATGGCGTATTCCACGGCCCGCATTTTCTTCGTTTCCGGCCAGCTCTCTATGGTTGCCAGCCGTTCCGCCTTGCGTTCCGCTATCCTACTGTTACCGGTGCTATGGGGCATGCCGGACATGGCATAGGCCGACGACTCCAACACTTCTTCCCGGGCCGCATTGTACGCGCGTACCCGGCGGGGATAGCCCCTGACATAGGCGATACATTCCATGCGGATATCGTAGGGGAGAGAGTATTTGTTGCTCATGTAGCACCTCCAGGAGTTTCATAGAACCCCTTTGGTTTCAGGCCATATGTAATCAACGTGTTTGACCTGCCTCCCTGATACACTGTCACGTCCCGCCCAAACACATGCACCTTGGCGAACATATGGCGGAATGGTTTCACGTCGCCATGTACATTAATTTTTAACACCACGCCGTAAATGGAACCATCCCATCTATCTTCTCTCTCTACAGGGTACTCTTCCACATCCGCAATAGCAAGCTTGGGCTCTTCGCACAAGATTATTGGAACCCCTCTGTAAACGTTCATCGTACCTCCTATTCCAGCGCCGTCTCAACGCCATACTCTTTGAGCATCTGCCGGATATCTGCCCAGGTAACGTACCCTTCCGCCACGCACTGAGCGGCGTGGTTTAGCTCCCCGGCAAGCTGCTGCACATCGTCCATCGGCGCGTCGTGCTTATCGATCAGGACGTACAGCATCAGATCTATGCCACGGTTCAGGCCCTCCACAATGCCATTGCTGTAGGCTTTGTCTACGTCGGCCTGTGTGTGGGGGATTCTGCGGGGGTTAGTCTTGGGCATGGGCATCCTCCCTCCTGCCATTCGCGCACCAAAAATCTGGAGACACAGGACAATCCACGCACGGGCCGTAGGAGCATATCAGATCATCCACTGCGTAGTAGCTGTTCTCGCAATCTTTGCACCGCACCACGGGCACAGCGTCCACAGTTTTTGCCGCTTCAATTGACTTTTTTATATCTCGATACGGTACAAGGAGATCGCCATTATTGTCATACCCGTACTCGACCCTGAATTTCACCGCATCCGCATCAATCAACCGCATCGCGGTCACCTCCGTCCATCTTTGCGCCGCAGTTGGGGCAGTGCTTTGGAAGCAGTCTCGGCGGCATCGGGTCTTCGTAACAAATATCTTCTCTGCAAGCGCTACACTGCCAATCGCACCATTCTTCGACATCAAACAAGGTATCGTCGTCATCAAAGTCGCTTTCTGAAGGTATCCACCGCCCATGCACCACCGGCGCAACGTCAGCGGCGGGGATACTGTTGATTTCCTGCGTGCAGATTTCTGGATTTTCGTACCGACATGTGATTAGATCAATCACAGCTTCCCGCTCAATGTATTCAGCCATTGTCAGCCCTCCTCCACATAGCACCAGCTCTGGGGCGGGCGGCGAATCTTCAGGCTTTCGTTCCCGCAAGTGCCGTTGTTTTCCCGGTACATGGCGCAGCTCTCACAATACCAGCTATTTTTGCATGCGCGCCGAAACTCACTCAGTTTGCGCGGCTGGTCATAGATCAGCAGGTCGGAGATATGCCAGCCGTAACAACGCCCCTTATCGCCGATATAAGCTATAATTTCTGCCTGAGATAAGCACGTCGCAGGGGAAAAGGCGGCATTTGTTGGACACCATAGCCTGCCGCCATCGTATGTGATCGGGACAATCCGCTCACAGGCAAACTCCCCAATGACCTTGCCGTTAGCCTTGCGGATTTTCCCGTCTGCACCGTGCAGCTCAAGAATGTTGTGCGGGTCCTTCGCGTCAGGCATCGTACAGTAGATGTACGCCTTGAACGGCGTTTCCAGCTTTGGCCTGGTCTTTCTGACTTCGATGGTCTTTTCGCCGTTGGCGATCTTCTCCACCCACTTCGGGCGGATGCTCAGCATAACGGCCTTGCTCATGCCTTTTCCTCCCGCTTCAAGATCCCCATTCCGACGCACAGTTCGATCAGCTTGTCATCTTCCAGATCAATAGACCTCTGCGCGATGTCACGAAGATACCCAGACAGCAGTTTGAGGCCAACGGATATGCCAAAGGCGTTTTCTTTTACGACTCTGCTTTTGCTCTCACTCAGCGTTCTGTCGATCTCCTCGACCAAGTTGTTGTAGTCCATTTTCACTCTCATGCCCGTTCTCCTTTCATCTATTCAGTTCTTCGGCACACATCGCCGTCACACTCTCTTTCCTCGCAGTCATCGCAGTCTGGAACAAAGCCCCTGCAATCCGCCGTGGTCTCTACAAGCAGGTTTCCAATGCCGCAGTTGTCACACCCGCAGTCCTTATAGGGCTCAGCTGGGTTATGCGCATCGTTTACGGAGTTCTTGGCGCAGACGCGGCATAGGCAATCCGCGCAATCCGTATCATGCAAAACTTCTCTGCGGTTCATAGTCACTGAAATCACCTTCCCTTATACTTCGTTCCCCCAGCAGTCCCAGCCGTCCGCCTGTTGGCGGGCAAACAGTTCGATGCGGGGCAAATCTCCAAACAATTCCATGATGAGGGTTCTGACGCAATCGGGCTTCTTGCTGTGTTCTGTTCTTTCGGCTTCTACTAACTGGCGTACAGAATTGGATCGTTTGTTCTTGAGCATCCCGCCCCTCGTCCCAAGCAGGCAAAGTTCGCAATTCTTCATTGTCCATGCCCCAAGCGTAGACACTTGCTTGCCGTTCTTGGTCTTTTTTGACCAGACGAAAGCCACTGTCACATACTTGAACCCCCATGCTTTCATAAGTCGTATAGCCTCCTCAAGGTGCGCGTCCGTAGACCACATAAACAGTGCTGCGTCTTTCTCCGCAATGCGTTTAACGTCCCAAGTCTCCATGACGGAAGCCTTTTCTGTCCCATATACCGTTTCAAGAGGTCTAAACCTGTTTCCATTGTATCGCTGCACCTCTTTGCTGCTGAACTGCCACGGCGGATCGGCATAAATAACGTTATATTTCTTGTCGGTAGTAAAAATATCCACAACTGCCATCACATTTCCCACCATTTGCACCCGTTACAGGCGCCTTCGTGTGCGTATTTGTACTTACCGCAGTATTGACACAGCTCGTTTTTCATGGCGTGCAGTTCACTCTGCTCCTCCTTCACCGCCACAGCCTTTGCCAGCTGTGCAATGCCCTGCTTCATGTCCTCTATCTGCTTATCCCGCCGTGCAATGGCGTCCTTCAGGCTGTCGTTGGCTTTCATCAGTGCCTCGATGTGCCGCTGCTGGTTCTTGATCAGATCAGCGGCAGCGTCATTCTTCTTTTTGATACAATCCTCAAATGCACCATTCGGCTTAAAAAAGGCACAAACTCCCTTAGAGCAGTCCACACCATAGCGTGGGCATTGCCGCAGCGCGGTCACGATCTCATCTCTTGTCATGTCATTCCTCCTCGCCAAATGGCAATCATGCTTGGAAATGGTGCCGTTCCCATCGGCTTTCCGTCCAGTTCAAATTTCAGCCTACCACGCAGAAAGCGGATCTCCGCCTTACCCAGAATGTAGTCGTGAAAACTGGCACGGTCAGTCCGCGCCGGAATCAGCAGAACCACCGTTGTCCCCGGCTTCTGTCCCTCCCGGCAGCACTTTTCTGTCCACAGTCCGGTTTCCTTGCTTCCATAAGGCGGGTTACAAAACACCGTTTCGCCCTCCCAATTTTGCCGCAAACCATCATCGTTTTGTGTGAAATACCGTGCGCACTTGTGGTTTTCGTCACTGGCGGCGGTGTCCAGCGTGAAATGGAACTCCGCGTCCAGCTCGTCAAACAGCTTTTGCGGCGTTTCCCAGAAATTCTTGTCGCTGGAAAACAAAGCGTCATTCACCATGTCATTTCTCCTCCGGAAAATGTTTCTTTGTCACGGCGATGGGGAACGGCTCGATCTCGCTTGCCCAGATTGCCGTCCCGGCACCGTGTATATTCTCCCAGCACAGCGGGAAGCCGCCGATGCCGTCGAACAGACTGCCGAGCGTTGCGCCATCCGGCAGATAGGCCGCCATACGGCCAAACATCCAGCGCCAGAACGGCAGCGCAATGCTGTTGCCAAGTGCCTTGTACCGTGCGCTGTCGAAGGTTTTTCGCTTCTTGCCGGTGCTGTCGGTGTAGTCGCCGATGTCCGTCCAGCCGTCCGGAAATCCCTGTAGCCGTTCGCATTCCAGCGGTGTCAATCGACGCGCCACCATGTTCTGCACCGGGTATGTCTCCGCGTCCTCCCGGTATGCGCAGGAAGCCTTTGCCCGCAGTGCGTGTGCCACCTCCGGTGTTGCCCCGCACACCAGCATATCGTTGTATGCGTCTTGCCCGTTATAGCTCCCAGAATGAGCACCGGGCGAAAGCGTACCTGTCACATCTTGGTATGTAAGCGGCACTTGGTTTCCGCCCGTGCCCATCCTCGCCTGCAAACTTGGAGCCTGCTCCCGCACTCGCGGATGACGTCACAGGCGTGTGTCATGTCCAGCGCTACCACCGCCGGTGTTTGGTTCGTCCCACTGGGCGCCGCCGCCAGAGTGGGCGACACTTCTTCACTGTACCCGATGCCGCCCGCCTGTGCGCCCTGTCCGGCCTTAAACCCGGCGCACAGTACGCTGTCCCGCGCCATGCCGCCGTTTTCGTTGGCATTCAGGCTATGCCATGCGCCATCCTGATCGTACACCCGCGCACTCTGCGCGTCCCACGGATTCATGCACATTACCCCGTGGCGGTCGCCAGCGGTCAGTGTAGGAGACGGGTCGCCCTCTTTCCCAATGCCAAGACCGTTGCCGCTTCCATCGTGGTTGCGGCTCTCTCCGCCGCCCTGCCATCTGGTGGCTTTGTCGTTGATGGGGATAGCCGTTGCAAATACGCCATGCGAATGTGCGGCAGAAATGGTGTTCGCCGGGTCGCCCGGTTCTCCTACGCCAAATCCTGTTCCGCGCCCTAACGCTTTGCAGCGCGTAGCCACCATCAGGTTTTTTATAGGCGTGGGCGTAAAAATCGTCTGGTCGTTGCCGGTTCCAAGCGTTCCGCTTTTCTCCGTCTGCACTAACGCGCCTTTTCCTCCTCCGTCACAGCCCCCTGATGCGGACTGCATAAGAAGCACCTGCTTCAGCCGCTCTGGCAGGTCTTTCCCCCGCCGCTCCGCTCTCCGTAATATCCCCAGACACGCTTTCGCTGTCAAATTGTATTTTGGCAGCGGATTCACCTCCAAAATCTGCGACAACCGAGATTCTTCGGCGACGCTGTGGGGTCCCCAGACGGATAACATTTCCTGTACGGCTGTCTCGGATGGTTTTTCCCCAGTCTTTAGCGTCGTGAGTTCGCCAAGCGATAGACCACCCATCACCGTCAATGGCTCCTGCTTTTGTCCATTTCCACTTTTTCGGCAGTCCAGATAAAGAAAATCCTGGTTCTGCGATACGCGCAATTTCTTCCAGCACGGCGTGGAAGTCCCGTCCTCTGTTGCTGCTGAATGCTCCGACAACGTTCTCCCAAACGAGATACCGAGGTCGGACCATGTTACCTGTCCGTCCATTCCGTTTGTCCTCCGCTCTCATTTCTTTTACGATGCGCACCTGCTCCATAAACAAGCCGCTTCGCGCTCCCGCTAAACCGGCGCGTTTCCCAGCGATGGATAGATCCTGTCTAACAAGGTGAACCACCTGTAATACACCAAATGGGTTCAATCTCTGCCCCATTTATTTTCGTAATATCGCCTAAATGTTTCACCTAAATCACCTCCTAATCTCCAAACACAACGCCGCACTCGTCCTTCAGCACGTCCTTGATGTGCTTCCGCTTGATGCGGCCTTCGTTGATCTCCTGTGTGATCTTTTCCAGACACTCGTACAGATACGCGATGCTGTGCGTGTCGCGGCTGTCCGGCGTCTCCTCCTGGACGTGCCAGCCGCACTTGTCGATCAGTGCCATCGCCACCATGTCCATGCACTCCTGCGTACCTCTGCGCTTACCGTCCATAAAGATACGGTCGTCCCGGCTCAAATGCTGCTTGCCCATGTCACCACAACCTTTCCTGCGCCGTATGTTCCGCAAACCGCTGCTCTTGCAGTTGGAAATATGTCGGTTCGATCTCGCAGCCCACGAAGTCAAAGCCGAGGTTATAGGCCGCTATCCTGCTGCTTCCACTGCCCAAGTGCGTGTCCAGTATGCGCCAACCTTCTTTCGCATACTTCTGCAGCAGCCATTCATACAGCGCCACCGGTTTCTGCGTTGGATGGATGCGCACCTCATTCAGTGCCTTGTTTCCTTGCTGAACTGTGCCGTCCGTGATACTTTTCCCCTGAAACATTCCGTTCCACATATAACGAAAGATGCGAACGCTATCGTGGAAGTTTGTCGCCGCGATCTCGCAGTCTGAAAAAGAACTGTTGTCGTTGCACTTGTCCCAAACGATGCGCCCCGGTGGGAAAATGACACCAAAGTAATTACACCCCCATACAATATACTTTTTCGCCACGCGCACAAGCTGCGAAAAGTAGTCTGTTCCCGGAATGTCCCACTTCGGTGAAATTAGATAGTCACGGTGTACGCCGATGGGACTGACCTTGTTGCCGTAATACCCTCTGCGTTCCGGGCCGGAGAAGTACGGCGGATCTACAATGGCGAGATCAAATGCCTTGTCCGGCAGCGTCCGCATATACTCCATACAGTCAGCGTTTATCGCAATCTGCTTGCCCATCTCAATACCTCACTCCGATAAAATCCAGCACTCGACCGTAGCCAAGTCCCTTCTCGTTGGGCTTCCACAGCCCGTCCGCGTCCCATTCCCCGCCGCCAATGCAAAACTCGTAGTGCTTCGGGTGCGTATGCTTCATGCGCTCGAATCGGTTCTCGCCCTTTTCGAGGTGCGCTCCAAATGCGCAGAACATACAGCCCGTGCGTTGACAGCCGGTGCAGTGCAGCTTGCAGTCAATCAGCGTCGCGTTGTAGTCGTTCTCACCGTCGCTTGCTACAATATCACCATATACGCTGGCGATAGGTAGTTCGCGGTCTACGATGAATTGCAGCACGTCTTGCTCCGTCCAAAAGCTCATGGGCTTACTCATGGGTCGTTTTCCCTCAAAGGCGTTGCAGCCGGTCGCCGTCCATGTCTGAAACCGCTGCCGTCCTTCTTCTGCCATCATCGCAACGATAGGTTTTTCACGGCTCTCGCGCTCATAAGTATGCGCCGCCCTTTTTTTCATAATGTGGCAACATTCCGAAGAGACAAGAAATGGAGCGTCAAGCAGAAATGCCCAGTTATCGCAGTTCCAGATGCTTTTGTTCCCATCCTTATCAAGCATTTCACCACGGAGACGCATCATTCGGTATTTATTCCCCCTCCGTGCAAGCCAAACATTGTTTGCGACCTCCTTACTAACAATGCTGTACCCGTACTTCGTCACCACCTGCCGAATGTTCATCTGGGGTCGAAGCCGCACAAGGTTTACGGTGATATGCGGGAACTCCCTGCGAAGCCACGCGGCGTACTCATTGACAAACCGCTGTATCTCCGGGTACTCCAGCCCGGTGTTTACAAACACCAAGTTCAACTCCCACGGCGGTGTCCTGAAACTCGACAGGTACCACGCCGCCAGATACGCCAGCACCGTGCTGTCCTTGCCGCCGCTGAAAGAAACATAGACTTGTCCATCAAAGTGGTCATACCATTCGCGGATTCTGCGCTTTGTCATCAGAATTTTTCCGGCCAGCGGCACGGCCTGCATCTGCTGAAGATCGCCTTTTGTATGCTTATTATCTGCCACTTCGTACTCCCATCATGTCAAACAGGGAAATCCCACACTCCTCAAACAGTGCTGCGCGGCCTTTCCGCAACGCCCACTGAGCGATATTCTTCTGCCACTCGAACATGTGGGCGTTCATGGTGGCTGTGTCTACCTCGAACCCGCACGGAGGCGGGATGTGCCGCTTGCTGGCGAGAAAGTCCTCGTATCTCACCACTCCACCGTCACTTTCCCGCTCTCCGGCACCGCTATCCGCAGGAATTGCACCAGCTCCGAAAAATCGGTGAAACTGAACTCCATGCGGGCATGCTCCAGGATCAAACTCTTCCCGGATTCCTGAATCGTAGGTTCTTCAGCGGGAGTCTCTGCGGCAGTCTGCTGTTCGGCGTTCGCCCACTCTGCGACCTTCCGGTGCCACAGTGGCAAATTCTCATTTCCGCGCGCAAACGGTGTCCCGGCGGCTTTTGCGGCGGCTCTTATGGTCGCGCTTGCCGCGCACATTTCATCCGCCAGCCAGCTTGCAGTACCGCCAAAACTCTGCATGTTGCGAAAGAACTCGCGTTTCAGGTCCTCCGGCAGTGTCTTGAACTCCGCCCACGGCATGGGCCGGGTAATGTTGTAGCTTTTCACTTCTCCATTTTTCTCCCTTCTTTGCTTCGCGGTCAGGTTGTCGCTTGGCAGCGTACACCCGCCGCGCTTTCGGCTGATATGCGCAAACGCGCCTCGCGCAGTGCGCTTTTTCTGCATGCAATCGTAGTCAAAATCATTCATACCGGCTGATATACACCTCCGTCCGGGGGTTTTCCTTGTCGTACAGAACCCGGCTCCCGTCGTGCGACACGATGATACTGCTGTTGTCATCCGCCAGGGTCCCGGCATACACCAGGATGTCGTCGATAGCCTCCAGCAGGTTGGTTAAGTCCACCTTGCGCCGGGTGGGCATATAAAACAGACACTTAACCTCCACCGGTTCTGCGATGGTCTCGCCGCCCTTGCAATGCCATGCGGCGGCCTGCTGGTACGCCTCGTACTGTGCGGACGGAATGACCATCGGCGCACCATACCGACCTCGCACAATGCGCTGGTGATTTTTCTTTGTCACAGGGGGCAGGGGAATAACGATCTTTTTCATGTCACCCTCACTTCACTATGCGGCCCGTGTTGGGGAAATAGGCCATCCTCACCATCCCGGTGGGGCCGCGTCGGTTTTTGTCCAGGTATAGCTCCAGCATGTCCGGGTCCCATTCGCCCCGGTCTTCCTTCTCGCACGGGCGGTGCAGCAGCGTCACGGTGTCCGCGTCCTGCTCGATCGCGCCGGACTCCCGCAAGTTGGCCATGGTAGCCCGGAACTCGCCGCCACGGTCTGATGCACCGGCTCTGTTCAGCTGGCATAGGCACAGCAGTGGGATATCCATCCGCATGGCCAGCAGTTTTGCCGATCGGCTGTTTTTCGTGGTGCTCTCGTAGAGCGTGGCTTTCTTGTTTTCTTGTTCCAGCAGGCCGATGTGGTCCAGCACGATTAGCCCCGGTCGCTCTTTGTATGCCAGCGCCGTCACTCCCCGCATGTCCATGCCAGTCCGCCGGTTGAACACGATGGGCAACTCGGACAGTTTGGCGGACGCCTCCGCGTATTTGGCGTATTCTGACTCTGTCAGGGTGCCGCCGAACATCAGCAGCCGGGAGGATATCCCCGCTATGTTGGCCGTCAGCCTGCTGGTGCAGTCGTCCGGTGACATCTCCAGGGAGATATACAGCACCTTCACGCCGCGTTTTGCCGCATTGAGGGCGATTTGCATAGCCAGGGCGGATTTGCCCTTTCCGGGCCGCGCGGCGACGATGTGAAACCCGCCGTTGATAAGCCCGCCGCCCAGCAATCGGTCAAATTCCTGCAAGCCGGTCTTGACGTATGGTGTAGGACCACCAGCAAAGCCCTTGTCAACGCGATTTTTAAGGCTCTTCACGGCATCGGAGACTGCCAGGCCCCCGGATACCCCAGCGCCGTCCTGAATCGCCGTGACGGCTTCCTGTGCCGTTCTGAGTGCATCCTGTGGGGATAGCTCCGCTGTTCGTAGTTCTTCCCCCAAGTCTCTGAGTTTCCGGCCCATAGCTGCATCTCGCATTCCAGACACCCACACGTCGATGTTGGCGGTGGTCACGACAGCGTCCATGCAGTCCGTCATGATCTTGCTGGTCACGTTGTCGTTGCGGCTGGATGCGTCCATCAGCACGGACGGAGCATCCGATGGGTCCCCGGCCTCATTCCGCCGCTGGATGGACCGGAACAGCTCTGCGTATTCCGGCACCAGGAAGTCATCCGGGGACAGCTCTGCGGCGGCTTCGTAGCATTCTGGCTGGATGAGCAGCGCGCCAATGACGTTTTGCTCCAGGTAGAGAGAGTCCAGCATACGTCAGTCCTCCTGCGTCCAGCCGCCGGTGTCGGTGTTGTACTTCCAGTGAGGACCCGGCTTTGCGGACAGTTCGGTCTCTTGCACCTCGTCCTCCCACCGGCCCTGGTTCAGCCATGTGGCCGGATAGGGGATGTACTGGCCGTTATCGCGCTGCCATTGCGCACTGTGCTTCTGGGCCTTGATGGCATTGAGAACGGCGTCCAGCGGCGGCTTCGCCTTGTCGAACGCCTTCCGCGCAGCTGCTTTCCCGGTTTTTCTCGGATACGCCCGCCAAAAAACGTCAAATGCGCTTGCGCAGTTCGGATTGGATTTGGATTCGGATTCGGATTGGATTAAGGCCGCAGATTGCCGCGACTCGCCGCAGATTGCGGCAACTTGCCGCAGATTGCCGCGACTCGCCGCAGATTGTTGCAAAACTGTGTTTTCCGGAGGCTCGGGGAACTTCGGTTTGCAATCTCTGATACGCTGATGCTTGACCCACCCGGGGAACAAAAAGTAGGGCCTCCCGTCCACTGTGTAGAGGGACACGCAGCCTTTTGCCGCCAATTCTTGGAGCGCAGCATCGATATCTTTGATGGATAACCTCTCCCGGAACGGGAAAACACGTCCTTTTATAATAGCGGGGCGGGCATCTCCGCGCCCCGCATCATCCGCTTGCGTAATCAATCCAACCCAAAGCCGAAACTCAAAATCCGAAAGAGCTGCGATTTTTTCTGAGTCGCATAAGCTTTCCTTTATGATTCTATTCGGCATGGCAGGCCTCCGTCAGAACGGCAGGTCGCCATCATCTTCGATCTCGTCAAATTCCTGATCGTCGACTGTGCGGGACTCCTGGGGCTTGCTGTCCCGCTTGGAATCCGCGAAATATACGTTATCGGCCACCACCTCCACGGACTTGCGGCGATTTCCGTCCTTGTCCTGCCAGTCGCGGACCTGAATGCGGCCCTCCACGGCAGCCATGCGGCCCTTGGCAAGGTACTTCGCGGCAAACTCACCTGTATTGCGCCAGGCCACCACGTCGATGAAATCCGTTTCCTTCTCGCCGCTCTGGGACTTGAAGTCCCGGTCCACGGCCATGGTGAAGCTGGTGACAGCGGTGCCGCCCTGGGTGCGGCGCAGTTCAGGGTCCCGGGTCAACCGGCCCATGATGATGACCTTGTTCAGCATTCTGCCACCTCCAGGCGCTCCATGAACTTCTCCAGATCTTTGGCCTTAAAGTAGATACGAGGGTTCCCTCGGGCCACATGATAGCCCTGGATAACGCAGTCGCGCCGCATGGCATCCAGCGTGTCAACACTGATGCTCAACAGCCTGGCCGTTTCGCTTCTTGTGTACAGCAATTTCTTTTCCATCTCTACCTCCTATAGATATGACTTTCCAAACTCGCGCCTGAAATCGTCCTCCGTCCAGCCCTCGTCCTTCATGATCGTCAGCTGTCCGTACCGACGCAATCGCCGCATCTGGTCGCCGTTCCGGTGCACGGCGGACTTCCCGTTCCTGTGGCACCTGTCACCGCAGAGCCACACCACCGCGCCGTATTTCTCGCTTTTGCCGCGGTAAGCACCCCCGAAAATGTGGTGACGCTCCAGCGGGTCCTGTGCGCCGCTCCTACCGCACAAAAAACATCTTCTTTCATTCATCGATATCGTACTCCGTCCCGTCCGATACAAACTCCGGGCATTCCGTGATTCTGTACGACGGTATTCGTCCGCACAGCAGCGTTGGCACTGCGGTCCATCCGGGGACTGGCTCAAAACGTTTTGACCAAGAGCACCCGCCGCATGCCTTGGCGCATCCCCAGCACAATTGCGGCTTTTCAACTTCTGTAAAGATTGCATCCATGGGCCACCCAGCCTTCCAGCGCTTGCGGATTAAATCCGGGCTGATTCCGGTAATTATGGCCCAGTCACATACGCTCTTCTTCTCGCCGTTCCAAGTAAGGAAGGTCGGCGTAACCCGGTGTTTGATGCACCCGCAGGACTTTTTGTGCCCTCTGCGTAAGTTCGTGCCCAGAGCAACCGCCTTGTTTCCGCAATCACACTGGCACACCCAATATGTGCTTCTCATTGCCGACGTGCGGGAGATGGGGTATAGCGCTACCAGTTTCCCGAACCGCTGCCCGGATATGTCCTTGGTCCGGGGAAACGTGCGTTGTTTCATTTTGCGGCACCCCACTCTCTGTCAAGCTGGCTGTCCATGAGCCGGATTTGCAGTTTCATGGAGTTTATTGCCTCCATAGCGGATTTGTACACCACTTCTGCACAGTCCCGCTCAAACCGCAGACCGGCTATCTGTGTGGACCCTCGGCAAATATCGGAGATGATCGTCACCGGCGTTCCCTTCTCGCGCTCATCGAGGATGCGCCGCGCGAGGGCTATGCGGTAGGCTTTTTCAGCTTCCGCATATTTCTGCCCGCGCTTTTTCAGTTCCGCAATGGCCACGTCCAACATCCGGCTCTTGTTGCCGATCTCTGTAACCAAATCGTTCATGGCTTATTCTCCGCATTGATGGCCCGCGCGCAAGCCAAGCAGAGCTGTTGCTTGTACTTGGCTGTGGACCTGGCGACGATATCAGCGACGGGCAATTCTCTCCCGTTAACCGTTTGGGGCAGGATGACGCGCCCGCACCTGTCGCAGATAGGGCCGTTAGGCTCCTGCGGTCTGGCTTGCTCTTTCCCTGCAGAGGGATTCTCTGCGCGAAGATGCTCATCCCGCTTAGGAGTCTCGTTGTACTTGCCGTACTTGCTCTGGTCGGTGTCCCAGTAAACATCGGCACCAAACCCAAGAGCCTTGCAAGCCACAGAGATCGCATCTGTCAGGGCCATCTTGAAGCATTCGTCGGAAGTGTGCGTACCATTCTTGTCTTTGCCAACGAACGAGTTACCGCCGGTCCCCGGTATTGCATCAGACCAGGTATCGCCTACCTTAATGTACAGGTTAATGTCCAGAAATGCGGCGATATCGCCATTTGCGCCGTTTTCAAGGCGCTTGTCTGTGATCTCGTACTTCCAGCCGATGCCGCAGGGGCCAAACTGCTCAGTGAGCGCCTTAATGCGCCACATGGGGTTAATGTCCGTTTTCCCCTTCAATGGGCCTCCGGCAATGGGCTTTTTGGCATTCTCCGGGACCTTGCGCACTGCGTTATAGATTGCGAGGTTATCCATCACTTCACCCCCATACTGCGGCCCTGGACGAGCCGTGCACCGTCGATTTGCGCACCAGACTTCATCAGCCGGGCCAAGTCAGTCTTGCTCACCGTGGGGGCCGGGTAGGCAACCTCATCCCCGTGGCCGTTTGCCACCATCCACGCCACCGCAGCGGCCATGTCATCCATCTCAACGCTCGTGGTGTTGCGGAAGCTGACGGAGCACTTGGCCGTGGAGAACTTTTCCCCGTTGAGGACAGACTCCAGATAGCGCTTTTTGCTCTCTGCCGCGCGTTCCAGGGACTGACGGCGGGCGGCAAGCGACTTCTCCTCCTCCAGGATGGCCTTGGCCTCGGAGAGGTCGTTCTTAATCCAAAGGGCAATATTCTCGATTTTGCGGTCGCGCTCCATGCTCAGTTCCGCGAGTTTGTCAAAATCGAGAACTTCGCCGCTTTCCGCGTCTACGCATTCGGCGATCGCGGAATCAATCTGATACAGATTCAAATTCTTTCTCCTTTCGCAATGTTGTCCAGCGTAGCGCCATCCAGAAGGTCGGCCAGGTATTCGCGCTCAGCTCTGTTGAAATCGCTGACGAACAGCCGGAGAAGCCCTTTGACACGCAGCTTGCACTTGCGGCACACCGGGTCCTGTGCGTTCTTCGCGCCGTGGCAAGACGGGCACTCGTCAGCCGTGTACTCATACGGATTCCCAAGCTCCGTCCCGCAGCGAGGGCAATAGTACGCGATGCTGTCTCCGTATTCTTCGGAGTACTCTCGTTTGCGGATGGGTTCCTCAAACACAGCGTCGCACTCATCACAGATGTACATCATCTGGCCTCCTTTTCTGCCAAACGGCGTTTTTTCTTGTAGTACGCGTTATCCGCAGCAACCAAACCTGGGTTTTCCTGCCTGCGGCACCTTGCGTATGCAGCGCGTTCTTCGCGGTGCGCCTCGTTGTATCTCCGGCACCGTTCGGCGTTATCGCGCTTCCGTTCGCGATCTTTCCTGCGCTCGTCGGATTTCCCGTCGTACCATCCGATGTGCTTGTACGACGCGGCAAAGCACTTTGAGCTGCAATAATATGTAGTAGCCGCCTTTTTGCCGTCACGGGGGACCTGGCGAACCCACGGCGTGTCTGCCGTCGTGAGGAACGTCTTGCTGCAAGTCCCGCACTCCCGGATGAGCGTCCGGCGGTGCTCTACGATTGACCTTTTACAGTTCACTTCTTCACCCTCTCTTCCAGCAGGAGCCGTACACCCTGGCACAGCACATAGATCAAATCGTTCTGCCAGATGTCGCGATCAATGGCCACTTTGGTCATGCCGGTTTCGATTGCGTCTAAGGCCTCCACCATATCAGAGCGTTTCGCAGGGCGGGCCACCATCTCGCGGTGCGCCTCGTTAGCCTTGATGAGGGCCTGGATGTGTGCGTGCTGGTTGTCGAGGGCATCAGCGGCTGCATGCATTATCGAGCGGATACAACTGCCGTCTCCACATGCCCACGGGCATGAGCTACATGCTCCAGTCTCGTCCGCGCA